TCATAATGTGGATTATCGTTTAATAAACTATCCCAGTATTTTGCCATTTTTATAATTTTTTTTACGTTTGGATGCTTACCTACCAAAAATGAAGATAGTGGCCAATGTTCCGGAGCGACTTTTTCAAAAAAATCAAACGGTCCCCATCGAGGATTTCTATATTGTGGATTAAAATTATCCCAACCTTGATTACCAGGAAGCATTCTTTTTATCCAATCATTTGGACTTAAATCAAATTGTTCAAGTACTTTAAAAAATAAAGCGACTTTTGGATTACTTGACCTTATATTTATATCGTCATTAAACATATCTTTCCTTATATATTAAAATAATTTCGTTTAAGAAATTTTAGAAAAGCTTCTAAATATTCGATTTGTAATTTTTCTCCTCTTGGGGAACCACCGATACTTTTATGACCACCAGCTTTTTTACCAAAGAATGATTGCAGTGGTTCTATAACTCCATTTTGTCCAAAATATTTTTTAGCAAGTTCCTCATTTTGACAAGCCAATGTAATACTATTACTACCGGTATTATACTGTAATATCATATCGTACACCAAACCATTATTTAAATAACGATCGGTTACCGAAGTATTACTAATATAGGTTACTAGTATTTTCGGAATACACAACTCAATTTCGGTAATATCTTTTAAAAAATCGTTTTCGTTAATTCCTTGTAAAAGATATTTTTTAATATCTTCTGGAACACCAAGAATAATATAATCCCTAATACGAAGTATTAATTTATGAATATCTTTTGATAAACTATTTGGATTAATTTTCCAAAAATTAATTAGACTAGTAATTGCTAAAAGTTTAATATGATTAGGATTATTATAATCAAGTACTTCATTTTTAAATTTATAAAATCCATTTATATCCAAATAAGCTACTAGTTCGCTAATTTTTCTAGCGGTCTCTGTGTTTTTTAAATAACCACCTGCCCACATAATACCAAATACCGTATCTAAATCAACATGACTAATTATAAAATTATTATATTTATAATTAACTGGAGAATAATCATCTGGTATTAATATAGTACTGGCTGGTTTATTATTCGATAATTTTCCATGATGGAGCAGTTCTAGAACTGCTCCATCTTTCTTACCAAAATAATCGTCCCCATATTCTGTTTCTACTGCCACGACATCGGTCATAGTTTTAGAAAGTTTTACGGCATGTTCATACGTGGCTCCTAATTTTACTTCAATCATGAAGTCTCCTTTATTTAACTTAAGCTACTTCATTTTGATCGTCCGAACCATTTTGATTCTCCAAATAATCAAAGATTTTAAAATCTTCTTTTTTTAAAGTAATGTTCTCCGGAAGATGATCTAAAATTTCCGGATAAATTAGAAACGCGCCGTTGATAAAATCAAAGATTTTGTTTTTGAATTCATCATTTTTGATAAATGCTTCTAGTATCTCTTTTGAAAATTCTAAATTTTCAGCTGTTTCGTAATCTTTAGATTCGAATACTTCTAGTTCGAATTCCTCCGGTACTTCATCTATTACCATATTTTCAGTACTTCTTGCGCTTTCGTTTCTTACTTTAAGATCAACTCTTTTAAAATCTTCAGATAGTAATCTAATTTTTACAACATTTGTACTTTGCTCCATTTCCCCATCTTCGTTTTGTACTTCGGTTGTAATTTTTTTAAGAAACACATACTCTCCAAAAGCAATATATGAATCAAAATCAAATACAACATTATCAAAAGTTTGGTTTTTATAGATTAAATCATAACTTCTTTCGTATTTAATAGTAATGCTTTTATAAGCGAATGCAATTTTTACAAGACCAACTATAATATTGATCAATGCTTGTTTATTATCCTTAAAACTTTTAAGAAGAATACTCGCATTGTTTTTATCAATAACATAAAAGAAGTTTTTGATTTCTGTAATATCCTGTTGAATATTTAAAAGATATTTTTGAGCTTTAAAAATACTCATGTATGAATTGCCGGAAATTTTAGCTGGCTGAACCTTAGATGTAAGTAAGTTGTTAACCATAACTGAATTGCGCGGTGGTTTAATACGGCTAATGTTGATGCGTTTTACCGCTTCTAGAATTCTTGGTGTGAGTTCTCCAAATGGTCTTAAATACTGACCCATCTCTTGAATTTTTGCTTTACCCCTTTCGCGGTTTTGGAATAAGGAAATACTTTCATCGTAAGTATAGATATCCCTTTCAAAATCCCTAATCTTATTGATAATCTCTTCTTCCGAAATACTTACTTGCTGTGGTTCAGCGTAATCTTGTACATCATCTTCTCTTGTTAAACCGACAGAATCATTTGTTGTTAAACTAGTTCTAATTGCTGGTCTTGGATCTTCCGCAGTAGTTTGAATAATGCGTTGTCCAATATTGATTTCCGCTTCGTTTGCTGGTACTTCTCTCGTTTCGTTTTCTGTTGTTAATGTAGACATTATATGTCTCCTTTTTTTAATTTAATTTTTATTTTTTACTAAAAATAAAGAAAAAAATAATAAATATAAACCGTGGTTTATATTTATCTGATATTAAGATATCTATACAATCATGTCCTTATTTTAAAGACAAGATTGGTAAAGGGCTTCGGCCCTTTACGTAAATTCCATACCAATCATTCTTAATGCAGTGTTAATAGTTTTCTTAGTAACACTTTGATATTTTTGCTTCATATTATATTTGCCATCTTTAATAATTTTCATTAAGAAAGTTTCCTTATCTTCTTGAGAATCTGATTTAAAAGTATATAATTCTTTTAGTACTGCGTTATTATGTCGGTGCGAAAATAACGAAGCGGTACTTTGCCAACTTAAATGTTGTCCACCTTCTGCTTTTCTACCCTTAGCTGGTTGACCAGTATTTTTACTATAATTGTTTGCAAAAGATACTGAATTGTATTTAGAATTGCTGGTATGGTATAATTTAATTAAGTAATTTTCGCCATACTGCAATTTAGCCTTCGTTTCGTAATAACTTTTAATATCATTCTTTCTAAAAATAGTATTTTCCAAATTTAAGAAAGCTCTTAGATAAGTAGTAAATGCTCCAGTAAAAGTAATGTCCTTTTTAGAAGTTAAATTAACATTAAATGTTGATTCGTACTTATTCATTTTTTTCATAAATTCATAGTAAGGAATATTGGCAAAATTACTAAAAAATAAATATAAACCATTTTTATCAATATCATCCAGTACCGGACTAATGGTTTCATTACTAGATAGTAAATTCATTATAGTGTTGTAATATTCTGGATCCGTATCTTTAATAAAAAGTTCCGCCACTAAATGAAGCTTTTCTATTCTTAAAACATTATCAGATTTTTCGATATCTCTAATAATTTTACTTAAATTTAATTCATAAATACTTCCCCAGTTATTACGACCAAATATACCAAGAGAGTTAAAAACAACATCAAATGGTTTTTCAGTATCTGGATTTTTAGGCATAAGTTCATCCGGAACTATTAAAGCAACCGTTCCCTTACCCGCATAAAGATTACTAAATTTATCACCTTTGGTTGTTCCAGTAGTATACGAGATATCTAGTTCTACTATATAATCTAAAAATTCAGGATCCACTGAGTACTGTAATTGAAATTCTTCTATTAAGTTTTTACTTGGATTTTTCATTTGAAAATATTGTGATTCTATACCATCGATGTATTCTTCAACGTCTTCTTCTTTTAAACCAAGAGATAAGAATTTCAATCGAAGACTTTCAATATCTTTAAGTTGAATATTATAATAATATTCTAATTCTGTTATTAATTCTGAAGTATAAAAATAATCTTTTCTTTTCTCGTCAAATGATTTATCCGTTAATTTATGAACTTTAATTCTCTCAACTTTTCCATTTTTAATACCTTCTACTCCCTTAGTATAATACTTGGATTCGGTACTCTCATCAATATTGATTAATTCGGTTAGGAAGAAATCTTCCATATCAATATTATAATATTTAGCGATTTTATCCGTATCGTCTAAAGTTTCTCCAAGTAATGGAAAATAGGATTCACTTTTTTTATTTTTAATAAATTTCATAAATTTTGTAATCGGTATAAAAATCTTTTCACTGTATTCGATTTCGGTTTTCTTAGCAAAGCTTTCTGAAATTGCTATAGCATCATCGGCATTGAAACCGAAAAAAGTACTAAATAATATATCGGCTCTGTACCCAACTCTTGGTAGTTGAGTCTCTGGGATATAGTTACTATAATCAAAAAGAACGTCTCCTTTTTTAAAAGACATCCCTTCGGTTACACAATACTTAAGAGAAAGACTATTATTAATTAACTTTTTATACAATGGTATATGTTTTAATTCCATTTTCTTTTCAGTAATATAATAAATAATAAGCAGCTCATCTTTTCTAAAGATAACTATTCCGTCTTCCTCGGCTATTTCCTGGTACGGTGATTGAATAGCGCTAAGATCTTTATAATTTTTATCAATGATGAATGGTGTTTCGGTTTTTTTCGAAATTACTAATTGTCCCATCTGTTTATTTTCCATATTGAGTCTCGATGCATCCACGCTGGATGCAAAAGGGCAAAATATTTCAACTGCTGGGCTAAATAAAACTACGTTTTTATCATCTTGATTATTATTCATCTATATTCCTTTTAATATTATATTGTGTTATCTTAACCAATATTTTTTTCATGTAATGCTTTTCTTAAATCTTCTCTTAATTTATGAATTAATTTAAAAGAATTTCTAGAGTCCATGATTTTATTTAAATCATCTGCTTGATCTTTATCATCTCTAAATGTAATAAATCGTGGATGCATCAAACTATAATAGTCGTTTTTATCAGATTTGGTAATATCGTTTGCTTCGCCTTCGCAAATTTTACCCAAGTACTTCTCTTGGTTTTCCCAAATCTCTTTTTTAAGATCTTTATCGATTCCGGATAAATTGGTTTTAACCAAACCATCTTCGGATTCGCAAACCAATGCTCCTAATGTATCTTTTCTCTTACCTTCTTCAAAACCAACCACACGTAAATCAAAATCAAAAATATTTTTAAATTTGATACAGTTCGCAGAATGTCCTATCTCGAAAGGAGCTTCCGATATTTTAAAAATAATACCTTCCTTTCCTTCCTGCAATTGTTTCTCGAAGAAATCAATTATTGTTTCAAAATTGCTTTTTGAAATAGTTTTTGTATTTATTATTTGAAGTAATTCTCCATCATTAATCTCTTTAAAAGAATTCAAAGCATTTTCCAATCTATAAAATCGAGGTCCGTTATATGGTTGAGAGAAAGTATATGATGGTGAAGTAAGATCCCAAACGGTATATCTAATCTTTTTTCTCATTTCCGCATCGGAAATACCAAAGACCTTTTTAAATTCGGCTTTATATTTTTTAAATTCTTTTGGATCTTCCTTTTCTTTAATACTTAATGTAGTTAAAGCTTTAAAAATACCATTTGCTTCTAAACGGTTTGGATATCCATCTACCGTCAGTTCACCATGCAGAGTTACAATATCTTTTTTTGAAACGAAATTATTTTTCTCCAAAAATATTCTAAAATCTTTGAGTTGGCTCAGAATTTTTTTATCTTGGAACATAATTTCTTTTAATCGCCTACTGATAAATTGACCAGTACTTAAATTAGCAAATGCAAATAAGCCATCTGCTTTTTCTTGAACTAATCCAAATGTTTCTCCTTCGCTAATGGTTTCTGTATTTTGGTATATATTTACCCTATTAATTAAATCTAAAAATCCGTTAAATCCAACTGCTCCCATATACTCGGCAGTTGGAATACACTTTGGAATAACTTGATTAATTAATCTAACTCCCAATCCAATATCTAAATCTCTATCTAGAATCATTTTAAGAAATATTTTTGTATTTTGATTACATGAATCGTAAAGTTCTATTAATGCTTTTTTCCCATTATTTCCTCTTAATTTTTTTACTAAGAATAACTCTTCTATCTTATCCAATAAGGTACCCAAATCGTTTACTGGTACTTTAAAATAATCATCCATTAACGCTAACTCTTCTTCTTTTGGATGTGTAATATTAAAAGTTATATATGGACTATAAACATATTGAAAAAATCGGGTAATATTTTTTTTATCTAATTTATATAATTGTAATAAAATAGATTTTTTTCCATTAGTACTAGATAAATTTTTAATATCATCCAAATGTTTTATAATAGCTTCTGTTTTTGTATGCATCGTTAAGATCCTTTTTTATTTATTTTATTTAATCCAAAATGATTAGTTAGAAAGTTGGTACTGTTGGAATATCTAAATCGTTTACTGGTTCTGGTATTCCAATTTGTGGTTGTTGAGTAACCGATTGATTTGTCGGGATTTGTTCCGTTGGTATAATCTCGTTTTCAAATTGAATATCATTTACGGTTAATTGAAATTCAGTAACTCCATTATACGTATTTTGTGCAAATACTCCAATTAATCCAATAGTTTTACCTTTTAAATTTTCTGGTCCAAAATCTTTAATTTTAGATACTATATCGGATTTAAAAACTAAAAATTTATAAGTTTGAAAATTTCCAGTCTCGTCTTGTAATCGGATGTAACCAACAGAATATTCTTTATTCTGTTTAGATATATTTAAATAACACGCAGTTATTTCTCCAGTATATAATTGATTCATTTTAATTCCTTTCGTTTGTTTTTAAAATTTTATGTATTTGGTTAAGATATCCTATTTTTTTAATATTTCTTTGGATATCATCCTCGTGTATATAAATCTCTTCGAATAATTGACATGTTTGTTTTATAACATGTTCTTTATACAAATTAATCTTAACAGACATATCCAATGGATTTAATTGTATTTTTTCAAATACATTGTTATTAGCTTCGGCTAAGGAAAAATCAATATAAATGTCTTTTGAAGCATCTGAGGTATGGATCAGATATTCACCTATATACATATATCTCTCTATCTGGTCCAAAGATTCATTTGGATCAAATAAATCGAAATCTAAAAAAGAGTTTATCTTTTCTCGAGTACTTTGAAAAATATCCAATATATTCATTACTTGTATCCATTTATATTTTTATATTTTTTCCAAATTGTTTTTGGTTTACGTACATTTCTCCATCGCTCGTTATAGTCAAAAATTTATCTTTAAAGAAACATATATTTAAAGTTTCATTATGTGCTTCAAAATACTTAGCCAAATCTGTTCCAGGATTAGTAACTATATATGCTATCACATCGTGTCTATTAAACAAACAATTGTAATTTTTCATTACTAATTTTTTCTCAATTTCGAATAATCTTTTTTGATTTTCTTTAATTGCTTCCGGTGGCAAATCTTTATAAATATTAATATAATTTATTATTCTTTGTAAACGCTGCCGAGTTTTTTTATTTAATCTTATCATAAATAACAATATCAAACCTAGAAAACCATCGGTAAGTCCTAGAAAATAATCTTCCTCGTTTTCAGCATTAATTAAAATTAAAGTACTCACCACAAACATATAAAATACCATAAAATAACCAAAATTATCAGATGTTATAAATTTTTTAAACTTTTCCCATTTTGTGTTTTTGATCGAATCTATCATAATATTTTCCCAAATAAATTAATTTTTGTAGTACTTGTAAGTACTACATTAAGAGCTGTTTTATCAGCAGAAACCGAAATTGGACATATCTTTCCAAAAGTTTTTGGATGATTTTCCGTCCAAGATTTTGGTAAACGACCATCTGTAATAATACTAATATCTTGAGATACTTTATGTATTAATGAAGATGGGTACGGAAGACTTAAATCATATAAGTTACCTCGGTGGAGATTCTTATTAAAACCTTTGGTCATAATACTATTTTTATTCATACTTGCCAAAAAGTTTTGATTTGCTTTATCAACAGCTCCGTAAAGTAATCTAACATAAATTTCGAAAACTGGTCTAACCAAATATTCTAAAAGAACTATTCTTCTATTATCTGGATCTGCCATATCAATAGGAGTTTTATTTAAATACATATCAATGATTTTTTTAAAAATATCAGGGAGTGTTCGCACTCCATAATAATTATCAAACACATCTCGGTAGTATTCAAGCATTAAAAACTTATCGAAGAAATCCGTAAGAGTTCCTTCTTTTTCAAAAATCTCATAAAAGAAATCTGTTTTATGAAAGCCAAAAAAGTCAACTATCTTTTTTAATTCTTCCTTTGTAAATCTAAATGGATTTTCTCCGGTTTTTTTATGAATAAGTTTATTTTCTGCTAAAAATTCTAAATATTCATCATCTTTATTAAAAAAGATTTTTAAAAATAAAAGCATATCGATTTTCTTATTTTTAAATTGAATAAATTTTTCATCGAAATCAAAAGTAAAGTTATAAACTGGATTAATATTAGCGAATATTTTATCTGATTTACCATCTTCTACATTTAATCTATCTATTGGAGCTTTTTCCAAAAATAATAAAGGTACATAGACCATATTATTTAAAATAAAGAAATTATCTTTTATTAATTTAGGAACAAAGACTTCGATTTTATTATCAAATTCTTTATACCGCTGAGTAATAATATAATTATCCATAAAAGAATTATCTTTATTTATGTATCCTGGTTGGACATCTTCTTTGGTTAATGTAAAATTATAATCTGGATTAAGTTCATGAATTTTTGAAAACAGATCTATTAAAATTACTTCTAATTTTCCCAAATCAAACTTTCGAAATTCTTTTACCAAAAGTTCCTCTTCTTTTCTTTCCACGTCGTATTTACTAAAACTCACTAAATTCATTAATTCTCCTCTACTGGTTGATCAAAACGTTCGCTCAGTTTTTCTCGTAACCATTTTTTATGCTTTTCATCGCCATGTTTAATTTCGTCATATAATTCTTGAGCCATCGGACCATTAAATTTAATTCTTCTTCCTATCCTAACTAAATATTCTTCTATATCTTTTCTCCAAACGTATAAAATTAATGCGAGTATTCCTACACCAGCTACATCCATTTAATCTCCTTCAAATTTTACTAAAATATCTTTTGGTTCATCTTTAACTTCTTCAAATTTTCCTTCTTTTAAAAAAAGTTCTATTTCTTCCATTAAAGATAATTCTTTTTTTTCTCGTTTAGAAAATAATTTTTCTAAAGAATTTGAACCATAATAGCTCTCTCCTGGATATTGATTATTTAAATAACTCATTTTATATCCTCATTTTCATCAAACTTAATACCAGGTGAAATCATTTCTTTATTCGAAGTTGGTTTTTTAACGATATCCCAACTTCTAAAATTTAATGATTTTTCATAATATGTAGTCTTAATAGATGTATCTATATCATCTATATTCCAAGTATTATTATACATATTTGAAATATTATTATTTATCCGTTCATTTAATAAATCCATTATCTGTTTAGTCAATGCTGGATCAATATTATTTAAATTATTTAATTCCTCTATTGTTGGAAAACTCCAATTATCGTCATTCATTGGGATCTCCTTCAAAATTAATTTTTAATTTTTCCGGTTTTTCTGGTTTTTCCGGTTTTTCTGGTTTTTCTGGTTTTTCTGGTTCGCCGAATAATAAATTTTTAGGTATTTTAAGAGTTATTGCAATCTCTTGACATAAATTAGTCATTTCTATATCATCTAAAATTATCTCCTTTGGTCTCACACCATTAAATCCATAAGCCGAATTATTGATACCTCTAAGTGAATCGATGTTTATATCAACTCCCAATCCCAAACCATAATAACTATTCAATAACATTTTTCTTAAAGTCTCTTTATTATAAATCCTCCAATTCCTATTTCTTTCGGATAAAACTGATTCCGGCTGATTATCAATATTATATGAATTTACCGAATCCATCCATTTGGCACATATACTTGATGAACTTCCTATGGTATCTATTTGATCATCATTCATTTAATTTCCTTTTAGTTTTTTAATTGCCTTTAAAGCGTCTAGTTTGGTTTTATCTTTAATAGTTAAAACTTTTTCTGGTTGTTTAAATTTATATAAGTACTTTGATTTTCATTATATGGTCTGATAATATCTTGTCGAAATCCAATACCACTAGAAGTACTGAGAGCACCATTTATTGAATTTCTCCATATTTTTCTAAGATTTTTTTAGCCTTTTCTATCTCTTTTTGAGCGATTCTTTTTGTACGCTCCATCTTTTTTAATCTTTCAATGGTTTCTTGTTCGCTTTCCAGAACTTCTTCTTCCTTTTTAAAAACCATTGTTGTCCCACCATCATATCCATAATAAATAAGTTCGATAAAATCAAAATCAGTTGGAATATTTAAAAGATTTTCAAAATTTTCAAGTAGTTCTTCTTTCGACATTTGAGTTTTTTTAAATATTTCAGAACAATCTTTTTCAGAAACTATTTTTTTTACTTTTTTAAATTTTTTTTCATTTTCGATATTGTATTTATCTCTAATAAAGTTTGTCGTTATTTTTGACATTTTAATTCCTTTAATATTGCTAAAGCTGAATCTTTTTTAGAAGTTTTTTCTTCTAAAAGTTTTTCTTTGGTATCAGAAGACTGTTTAAATTTATATAAGTACTGATCGATTACAGATTCCATATGTTCGTTATTTACACAACTTCTACATGGGCCAAGTACTTGATCAATATCAACTTTCATACTATTCATATTTTCCATATTTTCTATAGAAATTTCAGCTAAATCTATAATAGTACTACACATATCATATTCCCCAAAAACTACCTTACCATCTTCTTTAATCATCGGTTTACAGAAACTAGTCATACTATGCGTTTTAACATAGTCAATAGCTTTAAACAATTCTCCATCATGTTCGCTTAATGAATTATACATATTAAAACAAGATGGGCTTTTTCGATGAGCAATAAAAGAAACTTCTTTTATTTTGTCAATATTTTTTAAAGCTCTACCAACTGGAATTATTCCATGATCTAAAGTTTCGCATAAAACCATACGACGTTCTATTTCATCACCATACTTCTTTTTAATTTTAGTGAACTTTTTATTTAAGAACTTAACTCTTTCATCATGATCTTTATAAATTCCTTTTACTGATATAAGTTGAATTAAAAGATTTGGATATTTTTGCATAAGTTTTAAAACTTTTTTTAATTGATCCTTATTATAAAAACCTTCACCATTTGTAATAATAGTGATTGGTCTTGGACTAAAAGTTTTTAAAACTTTTTTAAGAATTTTAATAAATTCTGGATGTTCTGTTGGTTCACCACCACTTAATTGAATAGTAGTAGTAAGTGGAGCAAGTTCTGCAAATCTAATCATCTTATCTATAACTTCCATAGTTGCATGTTTACCTTTAGTAGTACTATCTTGCATACAATGAATACACTCCATATCGCAATAATTTGTAATTCTAAATACCATTATCTCTCCTTTAGGTATTATTTATATTAATCAAAAATTAATTGAAATTAATTTTTAATTTTTTTGGTCTATTTCCAAAATATATTTTGGGATATTCGCCATTATTCGGTTGTGTTAATTTAACCCATCGATTATGAATATTTTGTAAATCTTCACTTCTTTTCAAACCAAAACTTCGATACTCATTTGCCCAAGTAATAAGATAATTGAAAATATCTCTAATATTGTCATCTTGTATGGATTTATTAAAACATTGTTCTAAAGACAGATTTTGAAATCCTGTGTTTTTTCTAAATACGTTTAGTAATGTTTCTATATCTGTGAATTCCTTTTCCACGAAATCCATAAAATATACCTTCTCTCTCATATATATTCCTTTTTAAATTTAAAGAAAACTATTCATAGTGACACTATGAATAGTTAACTATTGATAAAAACTATTGGTTTTTAATAATACATTTCCAATAGCTCATTATACATATGGCCGGTTCCTTCGATACCAGCATTTTCATTTTTATAAACATTAGCAATTGCTCTATTACTAAAGTTATAAAAGATTGATAATTTTGGATCTAGTTTCTCGATAATATTTTTTAGAGCTATTTGATTAGCAGCTGGTTTATCAGAGTACTTACAAATATTATCATCTTCATCATAAAAAATAAGACTAAGAATCATTTCAAAATAAACACTAAGTAAATCATTTTGAGTTATTACTTCTACTAATGAATTATAAATTTCATTAGGAGCTATAAATTTATCATCCTTTCTATTTTTATCAATAAGTGATACAATACTGGTAAGAATTTTTACCGAGTCATCGTTATATGGTAAATTAATTACCTTTAATGACATTACCGAATCTTTTACAGTGATATCTAAATCGGAATCATTATATTTAGTAAATAAATATTCTGTAATGGTTTCGAGATTTTCTTCGGTCGATTCTATTATCGTTTCGTCTTGTTTAGCAATAATTTTAGAATCTTTTAAAATATCTAAAATTTTATAATCGATTTCTGTAATAAAAGCTCCACCAAAGTGGTGCGCTCGAAGAACGGATTGGATAATACCTTCCGCAATATAACTACCAAGACTTGCTCCAACATGTTTAGAAGTAGGAGTTTTTTTACCAAAACATTTTTTACATATACCAAATGTTGGAACCTGACATTTTTGAGGACTATACATTCTCCAAGTCTTTCCAACCATATCATCAAAAAATAATTTCCAATCTTCATCGGTTGTTTCGATATCTAAATAAAAATCTTCTTTAGTTTCCTCATTAATAAACCAACGATGATTCAAGGATTTAAGATGATCTTTACTATGTATTTCTATAACAATTGTTTTACGTTCATCTATTGGAACGTTAGCTTGACAATCTTCTATATCTTCTTCAAAGTGTAAAATACCAGTACTGAAGAAAAATTTTCGTTGTAGTTCTCCACCTCTAGGAATACTATCCTGTCTTTGCATTAGTGCCAGTCTAGCACTATCTCCAGTTTCGTAATATTCCTTTTGGGTTAAACCATCAAGTAATGAATGTTCAATATTTCTTGGGATAGCTTTACCATAGATATTGGTAGGAATTCCCGTATTACTTGCTGCTTTTAATAATTGAACTGATTTCAATCTTGCTCCGGAATCGGATACCTTATGTAAAATATTATCTGGATTCTTTTTAACTTCTGGTCCAACATAATCTTCAAATAATACCATATTTTGATGAAATGCTAGATATGGTTCGTTTTGAATAAGATTCTTTTTGTACCCTGTAATTTCTTCGGAATTTACAGCAAAGTCATTTAAATCAAAACTAGGATTACAATAATCCACGGTTGTTCCGATTTCCATTAAAAATTTATCCAGTTCATGACCAAGATTCCATAACTCATCTGATCTATTATTCGCTTTTAAATCTTTATAAAATCTCCACATTAATTTAGTAAGATTTTTTTTATTTAGAATTTCAAACTGATGATATATTGTAAAATCATTAGATGTTTCGTCCCAATTAATAGGATGTAAACATCTATTAATTAGCCAATCGGCTAAAGTAAGGGTTCTATCTAAATTTTCGATAGATATTACCAAATTATTTTTTTTAATAATATCAAAATCTATAAATTTTTCTCTAAGTTCCGCGAAGTCTTTTACAGTTATTTCTATATCACTTAATAATAAAGCATTTTCTCCAAACTCATTATTAAGATCAAAATTTATGTTTTCATAGGATCTTTTAGAATACATATAGCTTGCATATATAGCCTCGTGTTCGAAATCAAATAATAACGAATCTCTTTGTTCAAATTCGATATTATTATTTACGAACATATATGTAAAATCGTGTTTTGCTTCTTCCGAATGTAACGCAGCAGCTATGACGTTGTCACCATCATAGTCATGATTATGAAGTACAGAAGTTAAGTTAGATAACTCCATTACTCTATTTTTTCGTATTTCCATTAATTTTCCTTTGTCCAAATATATTTGAGATGTCCAGCATCAAACATTTTTCGATAACCAGTTTTCAGAACAATTTCTTCCTCCGTTAAATCGTCAGAATAATTTTCTTTAAATTCTTCTAGATTTTTTAATTTATGTTTTTGAAACTGACTTCTATGTATCGGTTTAGTACGCCATTTAGTAATTTTATAATAATAATACGAAGGATTGGTAATTTCTATAAATCTAAAACCTAATTTAGAGTATATATTATTTTTTGAAAATACCCATCTTCTATTACCATACGAAATTACACTCGAAGGATTATAATTTCTAATAAAATATTTAAATAATTTACTAGCGCCACCGATAATTTGAATATTGAGTTTAGAACAAAACCTAATTAATTCATATTCGTATTCCTTATTGAATCTTGGTTTCCCAAAAGTCATCATTGCTAATAATTCATCTTCGCTATATAATCCTAATTTAATTTTAGAATATGAAAAACCCTGCAAATGATTTTCATTTAGAAAACTTCTTGCTATATGTGATGGAACTAACCTTACCTTTAATTTTCTAGCATAATATCTTTTTTCATAACTACCAAATTTGGCATTTATCTTCGACTGCCAAATACCAGGAATATGATTTATTTCATCTTCATTTATTTGAAATAAATGAATATCTTTTTTTTCGGCTTCGTTAACTTTTATAAAATGCCGATCTCTGTAAAATTCTTTTGGATGTTTAGTATGATTAACTTGACCATAACTATGCCAATAAATACCATTTACTTCTATAGCAAACTTATATTCTGGAATATAAAAATCCAATTCCGTTTTATTATCTAAAACTTTTCTAGTACCTGTAAAAATATTAAAATTTTTTACTAATAAATCATTGGTATTATCTAATAAATATTTAACTTTCTTTTCCGTTTCCGGAATTTTATATTGAGTTTTAACACTTATTTTAAATTTTCTAAGATATTTTTGCACTATTTGCTTAGATATTTTTAAACGATTTTGAACTTCTAAATAATCGATTATATATTCGCCACCCTTTTCTACCAAAAATTCTTTTATAAATAATTCCTTATCTAATAAATACTTTGCATTTTCTCCATAAAGTTTTCTTAATTTAGTCTCGGTTTGTTTATATCTACTTGCATCGGAGAACTTTTCTTTTCCGATATTTGATAAATACGAACTTCCTTTTTTACAAGATAAACTACAGAAACTTCCAGGACGAGAATTAGCCAAATTCACCATTTTATTACAATTATTTCCTTTACATAATAAATCGCCCTTCGTGTAATGATTCAGATAAAAAGAAACTTTCGACCGAATATCAGTTTTTATATTTTGAATTTCATTTAACTTTGCATCGATAAAATAGTTTTCTATAATTTCTCTTTCTTCGGAAAGAATATTTTTTAATAAATGTGAATTTAATATTCCACGTTTATCAAAATATTTTTCGAAAGTATATTTCCTAGGTTCACCCACTTACTCTCCTTTATATTATCCTGAAGCTTTTCTACAATTACTAGAACAAAATTTTTCTGGAATATTATATTTAACCCAAACTAAATTTTCACAATTTGGATTATTACATTGTAAATCATCCAAGGTATATTCGAAAAAATAACAAATGCATTTTAATTGGAAAAGATCATTGTAAATATTATTAAAAATATCATCTTTTAACCACCCAATATTTTCTTCCCAATATAATTTAATTTCCTGAACTAAATCGCAGTCGTTTTTAATTAACCTTAAATATCTTGGAACAAAATTACCATCACGATCTGTAAATTTAATATAATCCTCTAATTTTTCATTTGGGATTAAATTAAGTAATCGTTTTTTATTATGATTTATATTATTAATCATTTCTCTGTTTTACCGCCTTTAGTAAAATATCTTTGTATTTATTGGCTAATTGACTTTTTTCAATATCCGGATAAATTCCTGAATCTGGATGATATAATTTCTGAATTTCTTTCCATCTATATTTTATTTCGTATTTTGTAACTTCTTCTGCTTTATAAAAATCATAAAATTCCATAGCTGGCTTAATTTCAGTAATCTTTTCCTTTCTTTTTTCTTTAGCTTTTTGCTCTATATAATCTAAAATTTTATTATAAAATCCGTTGCCAAAAATAAACCATTTGGGTTTATTTTCTCTAGCTAATTCAAAGGTATTATATTTTGAAATATGATCAAATAATTTATATATTCCATAAAAAAGAATACTAAAAATAATTATTAAGCTGAATAAAATAGTTAAAGATATTGTCCAAAAATAAATAGCGAGTATTACAAAAATCCAAGATAGAAGATTACCAATCCATGTATAAGCAATATTATTTTTCATATTAAGCTCTTATACTCACTCTAACGAAATGATTATTATATTCCTCGGGAATATTAAATAATTCTCTTCCGTAACTTGTTATATCAACATCATTAAAAGTAACAATATTATTTATAATATTACTACCTCGTCTGAATGTATCAAATACCTTTTTATCATTTAAATATAAATGACCAGATTTTAATTCAAGATTTTCTCGAATACTGAATGGAAATTCTTTTCCATCTATAACATATATTGCTTCGGTCATGTTATTTCCTTTATTTAATCATTTCTACATCAGATATTAATCTATCTAATGTATCTCGAAGGTCTTTCGCTTCTTTTAAACTCAAATAAATATCTGATCCAGAATCATCCACATTGGCTTCAAATGATTCTATATTTGGAAAATCATTTTCTTTCAGACATGTGTTTACTTCGGTTGCACTTATTTTTTTAAGAACTATTAATTTCATTATTTCTCCTCTTTTATCCATTCGTATTTTAAATTTCCACAATTATAAATTTTTCTATAACCATTTTCAAGCATAATTTGTTTTTCGGTTTTAGAATCTTTATAATTTGGTAAATGTTTTAATTTTGACTTAATAAATTTATATCTAGTAAACAATTCTCCATTTTTAGTATAACTATAACTAGGTAAAGATTCTCCTATAAAAGTAAAACCCAAAGTCAGATATAAATTTTTATTTGAATATGCTATTCTTTTATTCGCATATGATAAAATACTTTTTGGTCGATAATTTTTAATAAAATACTTAAATAATTTACTAGCTCCTCCAACCACAGAAGTATTTAAAATATTACAGAATCTTATTAATTCATATTCGTATGTTTTATCGTACCTTGGAGTACTAAAAGTCATTAAACTGACCAAAGTATCTTTATGATATAAACCCAGTTTTATTTTACCAGGAGTACTTCCCTGCAAATGATTATTTTCTAAAAATAATTTAGAATCTTTAGAAGATACCTCTTTAACGATCAACTTTCTAGCGTAGTACGATTTGATATTTTTTCCAAGTTTATTCCGAATAATACTTTTCCAAATATCTTTCTTTTGTATCCATTCATTTTCAAAAATATGTAATAAATTGAAATTTTTTTCTTCCATCACTTGAGTTTTTTCTAAATGTTTAAATTTATATTTATATTCTTGATCAATTTTACTTAAACCAAAACTATGCCAATACAAACCATTATATTCTATAGCTAAATTATATTTCGGTATTAAAATATCAATTTCTTTACCTATTAATGATTTATCATTTTCAATAGTTTCTATATTTAAACTATTAATGAATGAATTTACTTCCTTTTCTCCTTCGGAATATTTAAGATTTTTTATTTGATATTCTATACCAAGCTTTCGGAATTGTTTGTATGGTAAAGTTTCGGAACAATTAAAATATTCTCTAAATAATTTCCATTTAATTTTTTTATTTTTATCTAAAAAATTTTTTATAAGAAAATCTCTATTATAAAATAATTCCTTATTCTGTCGGTGACCAAGAATTATATTATTAATTCTTTTCTTTCTTAGTAAAATATTTTCTTCTTCTAAAATTATTCGATTTTTAAAATTATCCTTTCCTGGACGATTGTCCCAAGAACCATATTTTTCAATAATTGTTTTTTTACGTTTTTCCAATCTTTTTCCCGCGTTTTCTTTTTCCCGAGTAGATGAATTTTTTTTATTTTTTGGATCAGTATTAAAACATTTTAAATTACAATATCTTTTAACATATGGTCCGCGATTTGGATTAGCTTTTTCTATTTTAAATTTTAATTCTTTAAAACATGTTTCGCATAAAGGTTTTTGGTTATAATCATTTTTTATACACCACAATAAATCCCCAAACGATATAGATTCTTTATTTGGAATATTATTTAAATAAGTATAGATATCCCTTACCAAATCCACATCCTTCTTTAAAGTAAAACTATTTAATTTTTCATTACCATTTTTATCAAAGAATTGAAATTTATATATTTTTTTAAGAAGTTCTTCCTTCATTAAACTCATCTATTTTATCCTTGTATATTTTCTGAATTGCTAATTTCATATTTCTTTCAAAAACTTTTCCCATCATTGATCCAGTTTTTATAAGATTCTTAACATATTCCGGGGCTTCCTGCATAGCTTCGAAATATAATAATCTTTCATCTGCAGAAAGATTATCTAATTCTAGCATTTCTATAATTTCATTTGGAGAATCCCCGTATGCTCTTGCTAACATATAACCAGACATACTCCATTTATATAAATTAGGTTGTCTTTCAACAATCATTTTAAAATCGGAAATATAGTTTTTAAGAAAATCCGTTAAATCGTCTTCTGGTATAGATATTTCAAAGTTTTTATCAAAACTGTCATACACATATTGAATATATTCGACTATACTAAATAATTTAACATCTCCCTCTTTCTCTATAATTTCGATTTCGTTTTCTTCGTATTTGAGAAATAGATATCTGAGTAGTTCGGGTAAGAATAGCTTTTTTACGCTTTCTTCTGGAAGACCGATTTGATAAGGTTTTAGAACTGGATTGGGAACAATTACCGCTCTTTGAGAAAATTCTATAGTTTTACCAGTTAACGATTCTTTAACGTAATTTTTATTTTTTTGAAAATTAAATTGCAAAATCTCATCGTAGATATCGTTAACGGAATCTTGATACTTGTAAACAGTGTTTCCAAAAAAATCCGAATTAGCGTTATAAAGATTATCCATGATACTAGTACCTCTGGAAATATTTTTAAGTATCTCAATATACGCTTTTGAAATTGGGTGTGGAATAATCTTAACATTTGAAATTTTAATAACCTGTCTTGAACCAGGAGGAGTTACTAGAACGTAATTAATAAATATATACTCAATGTATTTACCATTCAGTTTATCCGTTATTAAATGTCTGTATTTGTAGACCAAATCATCATTCTGTTTCTCTTCTTCGGTTAAAGGTGTTTCTAAAATTTCCCCAGTTTCTTCGTTTGTTATATAAAATTTTTCCTTCTTTTCATCCTTTAAATAATTAAATAATAATCGTAAAGAATTGATATCAAATACTGGAAAATCAGTTAAACAATTTTCGAGTTCTTTTTCGGAAATTTTTGATAATTTTAATAACTTTTCTTTGGAAAAGCTATATAAATAAGGTACTTCCTTATTTGAATTATATTGAAATTTATTCAATATATTTTTAATTGCATTAAATCCAAATACCTCTTGAAGAGCGTTTTTAAAATCTGGATTAATAACATAGATCCCTTCTGGTAATAGTATTTTCGCAAATTGTTCATTACGTCTATCGGATGTATTACATTCGACTCCGCAGATATCGCATATTTCGTTTTTATTAATACGGCTGAATAATTTTCCACATTGACATTTATAGTTTTTTACTGGACCAAATATCTGCTCGGAATATAAGGAATCTTTGCTAAATAGGTTGTGTTTATTACTTGTGTATATAGCTGGATTCGTTACTTCGGGTAACGAATCCACTCTCGCATATTCTTTAAAATTCAATGTAATCATTCTATTCCTTTTTAATTTTTACTGTATTTATTATATCTATAAAGCTAATCCTCTATCGAAAGATATGTTTATATCCATCGGTTTCGTGATAAGAATATCAAAATTTCGATTTTGATATTCTTCGGTTTCTTCTAAAAAATCCAAAATTTGCCTTCTAATATAGGATAACGCCGATATAACATCACTAAGCGAAATGATATTTTTTGGAAGCGTTACGTTAGTTAAAACTATATCAAAATCTTTAGCCAATGAATTATCAAATGAAGTACCATTAAAAATCATTTTTTCTATAACTCGGTTATATTCATGATATTGGTCATACAAATTATTTGAAAATTTAATAAATTTTGGATATTTATTCAATTCGAATGGGACCGGATCGGTAACATCCAGAATTGAATCCAAATTTTGAACTCGTATTTGATCAAATGGTCGATTCAATCGTAGATCAAACCATTTGGAAAAAGTTGGAAAATATAATTTTTCTCCATTTTGCCAATATTCTTTTCTTCCAGTATTCCATAAAATAGCATAACCATTATAATTATTATAATTATATCTGCTACCTACGTAGGTACTATTGGAAAACTCTAAAATTATATCCTTTCTAGGAAATTCTTTATTTTTTATATGTTTCTCGAAAATTCTTTTGTATTGTTTTTCAAAAAAATATCTTACCATAAAACCTCTTTAATTTAATTTAAGAACTACAAGAACTAGATGAACTACAAGAACTAGATGAACTAGATGAACTAGATGAACTAGATGAACTACAAGAACTAGATGAACTACAAGAACTAGATGCTAAAATAGCGGTTGTAAAAAGGGTATTATCATCCGAATCTCGAGTAGTTGAAGATCTAGTTGAAGATCTAGTTGAAGATCTAGTTGAAGATCTAGGAAAAAGTTCATTTATAAAACTCTCCCCATATATTTCCGAATAATCTTCTTTTTGTGGATGTATTGGAGAGGCTAAATCTATAATTTTCTTAAGAGTTTCAATTTTTTTAATACTTGAAATACCTTTTAATTCCGAGTACGGAACATGATTAATTACAATACCAAAAACTTCTAAACACATATCCAAATATTTTTTATTATCTAATAATAATAAATGCCAAATTTCATCAGCCTCTTCGTCAAACATTTCAAACCCCTCTTCGGATACAGAAGAAGCATATAAAAAATGAAAAAGTCTTTCTCGAGCAGATATGAAACTACTATCTGGAAATTTTTCTAAAAATCTTACTTTTACATATTCATCCGTATTTTTATAGTTATGGAAATTATTATTAAAATCCGCAACTGGAATTTTTTTCTTTCCATTAACAGCGTGCATAAATTCTAACGCTTCCTCTAATTCTTTAATCTTTGCTTGATCGTTTTTATTTTTTCTAAATAAACTAAACATTTTTTTCCTTTATTAATTAATTAAAAATCACATCTAACTTAAAAGTTTTTATAGTGAAATCTCGTTTTGTAAGATAAATACCATGTATATAATATTTATCATTCTCTTTCTTTTTATAATGTTCAATAGCTGGTCCATCAATTCTATGCCGCTTACCATTAATATAAAATTGTTGAATGCCACTACTTTTACATATTATAGCTGGCCCATCCGTTTTATGATATTTTCCATCTATTGCCCAAAATTTGCAATAATTTTTAGATATTTTCGCTGGTCCATCTTCCCGATGCAAATGGCATGGATCTTCTCTTATTAATTTCTTAATAAATTTTCTTCTTTCTGCCCAGAATGTTATTATTCGGGTTCTATCTTCATAATCCAAATCCATCCAATCTATTTTTATAAAATAGATATTCGAATGATCATATAATAACCAATCGTTTAGTGGTTTTGCTATCACATATATTTTAAAAAAATGTATATATTTAAAGGCCGTGGACGGTTTATAAAATAACGGAAAAATACCATATTTAAAATATTTAAAATAAATATAAATTGGATATAATTTAAAAAATTGCCAGATAAATATGAGAAGCATTCCACCAATTTTAAAAAATTCCATTATTGAATTAAAGTATTTTATAAACGTTGGGAAACTTAATTGAAACCATAATTTTAATTTTCTTAATCTCAATTGTGAATTATTTCCTAAACTATTTAAATCCTCTCCTCCTCTTTCATCTCGCGTGTTAACTGAGCCATCGGTTTCCATCATTTATTCTCCTGGTTCGAATAAGATATTTTAATAAAATAGTTTCTATATTATTAAAATTCCAATAAGGTATTCTAATAAGGACTATGTTATTATTTTTACAGTATTCCGTTTTAATTTTATCCCGTCTTTTAGTTTTTTTTAATCCTTCTTCTCCTCCAAAATGTTCAATACTTTTAAAATGCAACTCTCCATCGTACTCAATAACTGTATTTAAATCTTCTAGATAAAAATCAAATCTATAATTCCCGAAGAGTTTAACTTCTTGTCTAAAAACTATATCATGATCTTCTAAAAACATGGCTATTCTTTTTTCACCTTTTGAGAATTTGCACTTAGGGCATCCAGAATTACCATTATAAACATCTCTAAAATTTTTATAATGTTTTCCATGTTTATTACAAAAACATGGAATTTTTTTATTATTTTTTTTTAATAATAAAAATTCCTTTTCTGATAATTTAAAAATATTTTGATAAATATCAAAATATTTTTTTTTAAATTTATCATATGATACTCCTGAACAAAAAGGACAATTATTTTTATTTGTAAAATGTTCTATACTGGTTTGATAAAAAATATGATTTTTATCACATTTGATTTTTAATTTAGAATATGTATTTATATAGTATTTTTTAAACCAATCTTTGGTCAGAAAGGAATAGTTATAATTTTTTCTAAATTTTTTTTTAAAATCATCGTAGTCTATTTTTTTAGCTTCTTCATAACATAATCTGCAAGATGCTTTATTTTTTATACTCAAAAGACTTTGATAAATAATACCATGTTTTGGGCATATAATTGGAAATAAAGTACTTGTATTTTTATAATGAATATCGAACCAATCTTTTGTAATTAAGATATAACTAAAATATTTATTTTTTTTAATTTTTAAAAAACTTAAAAAATTATATTTGACCATATTTATCTTCCAGTTTGAATAAGATATTTTAAAGCCGCTGATACATGTTTACAATATTTCTTATGACAATCTGGATTTGTATTTTCTGGTGGAGCATCTACAAATCCTTCTGGTATAAATAAAGAGCCCTCTTGATTTAAACAATAGGCTCTTCTAAATATGAAATCATGGCAGCTACAATATACTCGTACTTCGGTATTGGGAGTAATTACCGGTACACCATTTCTACCTTCTACCTTAACCGTATATAATTGTGGTCCACCATATTTCTTTTTCATAGTCGTACTATTACTTTTAATAATCAACTGTTTACTTTCCTGATCAAAATTACGAGATTTTATAAGTTTAATAACTTGCATATTATGATCAACGTTACCTGACATTAATTCATGTGCTTTTAACATTCCATATCCTTTCTTTTTCCATATAAACAACCAAAATCGCTTTTTAAAAAAACGTGATCGTAACCAAATAAATCCCTAGACCAATAACAATCCATACTTGGACCATCTTCTTCAACTCCGTATTTACATTCGACGCATAAAACTATTTCACCACCTTTTTTCAAAACCATTTTTCAAAGAACCATATATGAATATTTTCATAAATCCCATATTAATTTCCTTCTAATATTTCTAAATCTGATCTATCTGTAAAAAAATCAGATAATTTTTTAGGTGTAAAATCTATTCGTTCGCAAGAACAATTAAAATATTTTAAACCAAACTCTTCTCCAAATGGATTTATATTTCGAGAATGTGTATGACCATGAAAATTAAATTCTATATTTTCGTAATTATCAATTATTCGAATTAACTTATCTATTCTTGGATTAATATTTTTATTTTTACCACGATTAGAAATTTCTTTTTCATAATCCGAAATTGGATAATGACTAAAAATAGAATTATTCATAATTAAGGCACTAAAAAGATTATCATCATCTTCTCCTGGTACTTCCCTCATTATTGTCTTACCAGTTTTTAAAAATAGAATTTCTACGAGTCCTCTAATTACTGTAAAATTTGGATACGAATTTAAACCACTTCTATCGTGGTTACCAAGAATTAAAATTTTATTCCCATTTAATTTTGGAATAATTTCTTGAATACCTTTCCAAGCAAAATCACCCAAACATATAATAATATCATCCTCTTTGATTACATCATTCCATTTTTTAATTAACATTTCATTATGAAAAATTACTAAATCCTTAGAAATATTTTCTAATCTTTTATGAGTTCTTCCTGTATCCTGATATTGGAAATCTTTTATTACTTTAATAAAGTCTTCTGGAAGTTCCGGATGTTCCAGAACTAAATCTAATCTAGATTTTTCAAAAAGAAAAACTTTATCGTGAAAAAAATGGGTATCTGATATTATACGAGTACTAGAATTAATCTTTTTTAAAATTTCGAGATTTTTTCTCTCTAACATTTTAATCCTCCGATTTGACTAAATGATTATCTGGATGTTTTTCCATAGTTAATTTTTTAATAACTTCCGGAATTATACATTTAATACTATCGATTTTTTTATATTTTTTATTAGTCGATTTTGTATCTTTCGATAATTTATCAATCCATCCGGTAATTTGGCCAGCTCCAGATCCAGTCGTATTACAAACGCATTTTTTAGAAGTAATATAATATTTATATTTTTTAGTAAATAATACTTTCATATTCTCTTTTGGTTGAATAAATATATTTATATCTAAATTATTCCCAATATTAGAATATAGACCAACTAAAAAATTGTATAGATATCCATCTTCATTTCCAGTACCAATTCCAGTTCTGACTGGATTAAGCTCAGAGTACTTATAAAAAACTTTATCTTTTTTATCAAACAATAGATAAAATTCTCTATTGTTTCCAAATACCTTTACAATAATATTTTTATATGTTTCCTGAGCATTAAGAATATTTTCGGAGTATCTTTTCATTTTTTTCTTAAAGTTTTCTATTGGGTCCAAATGCTCCTCGAAGCATTCTTCTGGAAATCCCATTCGTAAAAATTCCACCATATCTGACTCAGGCATAATACTTTCATTAATTTTTAAATAATTATTAAAATATTTTTGTCCTTCAAAAACAACTTCATCGAATTTTAATAAACCATCTTTTACTTCTCTTGGTAAATTAAAAATATATCTTTTTTCCTCTTTTTCCATTTCTTTTTCCTTTAATTTATTTAATCATGAAACTGAATTTCAATTTTATGAATATTTTTTTCCTTTGGATACAATTCACCAAACGAAATTTTAACTTGTAAATCTTCTAAAGATTGACAATAATTCCACCATGTATTATTTATGCTTTCCCAAATAATTTCATCGTAATGGGCATTACTCCAAGTAAAAGCAAAATTAATATATTCTCCTACTTCTACTTCCTCATATGGTTTTAAACTAACTAAATCTTTATTTCCTTTACTTGTGTAGGTCTCTATGAAATCTTGGATTATTTCTGGTGGATAATTATTTCTTAACCATTCCATAAATTCTATTTTCATTTATTATTCCTTGTGTTTTTATCAATAGTTAACTATCAGTACACACACTATGAATAGTTAACTATTAATAGTTATCCGTTTTATAAAATTCCTAACTAACAGATTTTAAAATAAACTTAAATTCTATTCTTGGATCCCCT